GCAGTAGGGGCCGATGGTCGGCGCCCGCAACCGGAGACCGAGACGATGAAGCTTTCTGACACGCAGCGGATTGTACTGAGCCATGGCGCGCAGCACCCGCAATTGCTGGCGATTGCGCCGAAGCATTTGCCAGTGGCTGCCTGCCGCGCGGTGGTGAACAGCCTGATCAAAAGCCGCTTACTGATTGAGGTGGCTGCGCCGCGCGATCAATTGGCGATGGTGTGGCGCAAGGATGGGGATGGCACGCCGATCCTGATCCAGGTGACGGATGAGGGGCTACGCGCCATTGGCATTGACCCGAATGAGGGGCGCGCGGCGCCCGACACGGCGCCACAGGGCGGGGAAGACACGACGCCGCAGCAGGACAACGCGGTGGCAGAACAACCCGCCCAACCCGCGCCAGAGGCGCCCAACATGGGAAGCGTGAACCTGCGCGAAGCCGCCGAGCGCTTGCTGGCAGCCTGGGAAGAAACACCGCCGGCCAACGCAGACAAGGACCCCATCGCGCAAGCGATGGCGATGCTGCGCAGCGCGCTCTCACGCCGCGCCACGCGCGCCACGGGCGCGCCCCGCAAGCCACGCGAGGGCACGAAGCAGGAAGTGGTGCTGGCGATGCTCCGCCGCCCTGAAGGCGCGACAGTGGCGCAAATCGCCGAGGCCACCGGCTGGGCGCAGCATACGGTGCGCGGGTTTTTCGCCGGGCTGAAGAAGCGCCAGGGGATCATGGTGGAGATCGCCGAGCGCATCCGCCAAGTCGGCCCAAACAAGCAGGGCGCCAAGGGGTCCTACACCGTCTACCGCGTCGCTGAATGAAGCTGCACAGCCACAGCGGCATGAATGATTGCCAAGCCCTGGGATCATCGCGATCCCTGGTGCTTTATTGCCTTGGCTCTCGCGAAACACAGCGCGAAGCGTCCGTCACGCGAAGGGCATGCCGCCCCGCAAGACGGAGAAAGACCATGCAGCAAACAGAAACCCGATGGATAGTGCTTGGCGCCGACGGCCGGCATGTCTCCCTCGGACGCACCGAACCAAGCGAGGCGGAAATCACCGTCACGAGCAACGCCCTTGCCGCGCAGGGGCTTTCCGGATGGCTGGCACGCATGCAGGGCGAATACTACAGCCGGGGGAAGGTAACGCTCGAACCCCTGCAGCGCATTGGCGCCGAACATGAAGCCGACTGGCAAGCCGCCCTTGCCGCATTCCACGCAGCGCGCCGCCGCGCCACACACTGACGCTTCTGAACCCCTACCAACGCGCGGCGGGAGGTCGCCGCCATGGCTGAACTGACACCCTCAACGCGCGAAGCTGCACGACGCCTCGGCGTCAGCGACACCACCATGCACAAGGCCGAACGCTCCGGACGCATCGCGCGCGAACCGGACGGCCAATGGGACATCGCAAAGACGCGCGCCCGGCTGCTGGACACCGCAGACCCGCAGCGTTCCGCCCTCGCTGGCAGCGCGGCAGCCGAGGGCACACCCTTTGCCCGGCTGAAGGTTGCGCAGCTCGCCCTGAAGGTCGAAGCCCAGCGCCTGGCGCTCGATGAAAGTAAGGGCCGTCTGCTCGACGTCGCGACCGCGAATGCGACGATTGATGAAATCGCCAGCACTATGCGCGACGCGCTGCTGAATTGGCCCGCGCGCGTGGCGGGCGTCATCGCCGCCGAACTGAATGTCGAGCCCCATCTGCTGCAAACCATCCTGCAGCAGCACATCAACGAGCTTCTGACGGAGGCTTCCGATCGCTTCGATCCTCCCGGCATCAGCGGCGAGCGAGAGCCGCACGCGTGAGCATGTGCGCCGCCGTGCCGGGGCCATGCTGCGCCCGCCGCCGCAACTCACGGTCTCGGCATGGGCTGAGCAACACCGCATCCTGGGCAGCCGCGCCTCCTCCGAACCCGGCCCCTGGCGCACCAGCCGGACACCTTATCTCCGCGATGTGATGGACGCGTTGTCCGCCGTGCATCCGGCGCGGCGGATTGTGTTCATGAAGGGCGCGCAGGTGGGCGCGACCGAGGCAGGCAATAATTGGCTGGGCTATGTCCTGCACCACGTCCCGGCGCCGGTGCTGGCAGTGCAGCCCACTGTGGAACTCGCCAAGCGTTTCTCACGCCAACGCATTGATCCATTACTGGAGGAAACGCCAGCGCTGCGTGATCGTGTCGCGCCGGCCCGCGCGCGGGACAGCGGCAATACGATGCTTTCCAAGGAATTCCCCGGCGGCATTCTGGTGCTGACCGGTGCGAATAGCGCAGTCGGGCTGCGCTCCATGCCGGCGCGGTTTCTGTTTCTTGATGAGGTGGACGCCTATCCCGGCGACATCGAAGGCGAAGGCGATCCTATTGCATTGGCCGAGGCCCGCGCGCGCACCTTCGGCTGGCGTAGGAAAGCGTTTCTGGTGTCAACACCGACCATTGCTGGGCGCAGCCGGATTGAACGGGAATATGCTGCCTCCGACCAGCGGCGCTTTTTCCTGCCCTGCCCGCAATGTGGCACGATGCAATGGCTGAAATTCGAGCGCCTGATCTGGGAGAAGGGCGACCCGCGCAGCGTGCGCTACCATTGCGAGGATTGCGACACGCCGATCGAGGAACATCACAAGACAGCCATGCTCGCTGCTGGCGAATGGCGGCCAACGGCATCGGCGGAAAGCCCGCATACCATCGGTTTTCACATCTCGGCGCTTTACTCGCCGATTGGCTGGCTGTCCTGGGAGCAGATCGCGCGCGATTGGGAGGCTGCGCAGGGCAATGCTGAGGATCTGAAAACCTTCCGCAACACCGTGCTGGGCGAGACCTGGCAGGATCGTGGTGAGGCGCCGGATTGGGAACGCCTGGTGGAACGGCGCGAGGATTTCCGCCTTGGTGTCGTGGCCAAGGATGCGCTGTTGCTGACTGCTGGCGTCGATGTCCAGGATGATCGTCTGGAATGCGATATCTGGGCCTGGGCGGAAGGTTATTCCTCCTGGCTTGTCGATCACATCGTTATTGCGGGCAGCCCGCGTGATCGTGCGCCCTGGGATGCGCTGGCGGAGTTGCTGGCACGCGATTGGCCGCGGGCGAATGGCGGCGCGATCCGCATCGCCAAGGCGTGTGTTGATACCGGCGGTCGCGATACGGCGGCGGTCTATGGCCATCTGCGGCGCCTGCGCGACCCGCGCATTGCGCCTACCAAGGGGGTTGATGGTTGGAACCGCGCACAACCAGTGCAGGGCCCGACGCCGGTTGATGCACTGGTGGATGGGCGAAAGCTGCGGCGCGGCTTGAAGCTTTGGACGGTGTCGGTCTCCACCTGGAAGGTTGATCTCTATCGCCGGCTTTGGCTTGGGCGTGGCGAGGCGGCGGAATTCCCGCTCGGCTGGGTGCACTTGCCGCTGGGGATTGAGGTTGAATGGGTCAAGCAGTTGGTGGCGGAGCAGCTGCATCAGATGAAGGACCGGCGCGGCTTTGTTCGCCAGGAATGGGCGAAGCTGCGGGATAGGAATGAGGCACTGGATTGCGCGGTGCTGGCGCGTGCGGCGCTGTGGTTGCTGGGTGCGGATCGGTATGGGGAACGCTTCTGGCAAAGGCTGCGCGAGGATATCGCAAATGCGCCGGTAGATATGCCGCAGGTGGAAGCGGCTGCGGCATTCTCAGCGCCGGCGCCAAACCCAGACCCACCGCCACTGATGCGCCGGCCTGGTTGGTTGGCACCGCGTGGCAATTGGCTGCGCTGATTACTTTCGGGAGGAAATCATGAGTAACGGGGAACTCCACGCGCGCGAGCGCGAGGATCTGTCGCTGCATGTGGAGCGCTGTGCCGAGCGCTACACGGCGGTGCGCGCCGAGATCTGCGGCCTGCGCAAGCAGACGCGCCGGATTGAGGGCGCGATCTGGGGCATCGTTGCTGTGCTTATCGCGCTTGGCGCGGGTGGCGCTCAGATCCTGCCGATCCTGCGTGCCCTCTCGCGCGGTGCGGGAGGGTGATCCGCCTTGGACCCCGCAACCCTCGCCTGGGCGCTGGCCCAGCCCGCGGGCAGCCGCGCCGCTGTGCTGGCCTCTGCCTATACCGGCGGCGTCACGCGCGTGACCTTCGAAGGCCGAACCGTGGAGTACCGCAGCCTGGATGAATTGGGCCGAGCCATCGCGGCGCTGTATGGCGCGGAGAATGCCGCAGCACGCCGCCCGGGCATGACGCTCGCCAGCTTTTCCCGTTCTGGATGAAGGGGCGTAACCCCCGGTCCGACCGTGCAGAGGCGTCCCCTATATATAGGGGGATTGTTTTCATCCTCCTCTCGAAAGGAGGCACCGCCGCATGCTCGAAATTCTCGTTCTGCTCTTTCTGGCCTATCTCGGGTTTGGCGTCTTTCTAACCGTGAGCCCACTCATCCGGGATAGCGTCTCCCTAAAACTTCACCCCGAAAAAATAGACGAAAAGCGCGTCCTACTGATCAGGCGGATAGTTTCCCACCTGGCAATCGCCCTGGCATGGCCCAAGCTGCTGCCGCGCACGGTGGGACCCGTGCAAATGCAACTATTCCCCAAATTGGTTTTCAAAAGCGGCTTACTGATCTCCATCCGTGCAACATTCAAGAGTTACCGGGATCCCGAAACAAAGGCGCGTATTATCCTCTCCTTGGTTACGGAAAAACTAAGGCCTTTACACCCTCCGGTTAAGCGCAAGAGGCGCAGCTTCCTTGACGAGGACGAGCCCGACCCTTCGCCGTGATCCGGAGGGCCACGCCAGTAGTCGCGCCACCTGCCACGGCCCCATCGCGCTGCTTGATACCATCTCTGGAGCCACCACCGCATGAAACACCGCCTGCGCGCCGCATGGAGGGCCTTTCTAGGCTACGCGGCAGCGCAGGATAATCGTGCCTCAAGCTGGGCGGCATCGGGCGGCAGCGCGACGGCCGAGATCGGCATGGCCGCACCAGGCATCGCCCGCCGCGCGCGTGACGCCGTGCGCAATGACCCCTATGCCGCGCGCATCGTTGATCTCTGGACCGGCAATGCGGTTGGTGCCGGCATCACCACACGCTGGCCTGATGAGCGCCACGCCGATGTCTGGCGCCGCTGGGCCGACAGCACCGCTTGCGATGCTGAGGGCAAGCTCGATCTCTATGGCCTGCAGGCGCTCGCCATGCGCGCCGTCGTGGAAAGCGGCGAATGCTTCATCCGGTTGGTCACCACGCGCCCTTCGCCGCAGAACCCGATCGGCCTCAGCCTGCAAGTGTTGGAAAGCGATCATCTGGATACATCGCGCCATGGCATGGTGAATGGCGCGCCCACCATCCAGGGCATTGCACTTGGTAATTCTGGCGAGCCCATTGGCTATTGGCTGCATCGCAGCCACCCCGGCGCGGCCTGGATGCTGCCCGGTGCCTCCTGGCAGAATAGCGACTTCATCCCGGCCCGCGATGTGCTGCATCTGTTTCGCAAGCGCCGCCCGGGGCAGTTGCGCGATGTATCCTGGCTCACCCCCGTACTGCTGCGGCTGCGCGACCTTGGCGATTACGAAGCCGCTCTGCTGATGAAAGCCAAGATCGAAGCCTGCCTCGCTGCCGTGGTGACCGAGGAGGGCGAGGATACGCTCACCGGCCCCGCCGCGAACCTGCTGCGCGATGCGCAAGGCCGCGCCGTGGAAAGCTTCGAGCCGGGGATGATCCTCTACCGGCGCGGCATGGGCAGTGTGGAGGTGGTGAACCCCTCGGGCGGAGGATCGCATACCGCCTTCGCCCGCCGTGCGCTTGAAGCCGCCGCTGTCGGTGCGGGCCTCACCTATGACCAAGTCTCCGGCGATCTGACCCAGGCGAATTACTCGTCCTTGCGCGCGGGCAAGATCGAATTCCGCCGCCTTTGCGAACAGGTGCAATACGGCATGCTGATCCCGATGCTGGTGCGGCCGATTGCAGAGCGCTTTCACGCGCAAGGCGCGCTGCTCGGGCTTTGGGGTGCTGATATGCCCGATGGCGTTTCCCATGTCCCGCCCGCGCATGAGATGATTGACCCGCTCAAGGACACCACGGCGCTCATCGCGCAGGTGCGCGCAGGCTTCACGCCGCAATCCGAAGCCACGGGCGCCTTTGGCTATGATTTCCGCCAAGCGGTGGAGGAAATCCGCAAGGCGAATGCCGCGCTGGATGCGGCGGGCATCTCGCTCGACACCGATCCGCGCCGCGTCGCCAAATCCGGTGGCGCGCAGGATGCGGCGCAGATGGCGGCGGTGGAAATCGCCGCAACCGGTGCGGCGGCACCGCCACGACAGAACAATACTCCCGGAGCAGCAGCATGAGCACTGGCGGCTACGATCCGATTGAGGACATGGTCAAGGTCAAGAGCATCCAAAAGAAATGGCGCGACAGCTTTACCGGCACAGACCTCAATCCCGGCAAATGGACCCAGCAGCTTGGCAACGGCGCCAGCCTGGGTGTTGCCGGTGGTGTGCTCACCATGGGCAGTGGTGTTGTCGCTGGCGCGGAAAGCTGGGTGCTGAGCACTGAGATTTTCACCATCCCCTTTCGCGTCTCCATCGCGCTGACGCTTTCGCAACGCATCGCCAATCAGGGTTTCCTGGTGGAGGCGGTGAGTGTGAACCGTGAAACCGGCCAGCCTGATGGCCAGCACGCCATTGCGTTGCTGTTTGATGGCATTACGCCGACTGCGGCGAAGTATGAGGTGCAGAATGGCGGGCTGGCGCGGCTTTCCTCGGCGGCAGTTACTTTTCCGACCTCGGTTAGCGGTGGGATTTATGAAATTGAGGCCTTTGCCGATGAGGCTTGGTTTCACGGCGGCGCTTTAGATGCCGCGACGGGCCGCGCCAATTCCTATCGCCGGCATCAGCAGATTCCGGATCCCAATGCGCTCTATAAGGTGCGGCTGCGCTGGCTGAATGGTGCCACGGCGCCTGCCAGCAATACCAATGCGGTAGTGCAGTTTCTGGCGGTGCAGGATTACGCCGAATTGACGGCGGAAATTACCGCCGGGCGCGGGCAATCCGCGGCGGGGCAGAGTGTCGCGGTCAATGTGGTTGGGATGCCGGCTGTCTCGCCGATCGGTGGACAGGCGCGCAATACCGCCGGCGCCTTGCCGCTATTGGTCGCAACAGGCGCCTCGGCCAATCCCCTGGCGGTGACGACGGGGCGCGGAGTTGATCTGCTGGCAACGCTCATCGGCGCGTTGGTGAATAAGCCATTCTCCATCCCGGAACTGGATTGGTCCTATGCGGGGCCGATTGCGGGCCTGGCCACGGCTGCCGATACGGCGGCGAAGGCTGCGGCAGGGGCAGGCATTCGGAATTACGTGACGGGATTGCAGGTACAGAATGCCTCGGCCACCGCGACGGAGTTTCAGATCAAGGATGGTACGACGACGGTGCTATGGCGCTGCCTGCTGCCCGGCAATAGCGGTGTCTATGACGTTACTTTTCAAAGCCCCATCAGGGGCACGGCCAATGCGGCGCTGAATGTCCAGGCGGTCACTGCTGGCAGCGTCGTGATTGCCAATCTGCAGGGATACGCCGCGCCGTAAGGCGCCCGACCAAGGATCAAGCCATGACAGAAATGCCTGAACCGGGCGGGAGCGATCCCGCGCCGGACGACACTGCTTTGCCCGATCGACTTCCCACCGATGGGCAATCGATCATCGCGCAGCGCACGCTTGCGGCACCCACCAGCGTGGATCGCGCAACCCGCAGCGTAGATGTGGTCTGGTCCACCGGCGCTCGAGCGCGGAACTTTGTCCCGTCCCTCGGCGGCATTACCGAGGAGTTGGACATGTCGCCTAATGCGGTGCGCATGGCGCAGCTGCGTTCGGGCAATGCCCCGGTGCTGAATACCCATCGCAGCAGTGACGCGCGGGATGTGCTGGGCCGGGTGATTGCCGCACGGTTGGAAGGCGGGCGCGGCCATGCGCGGCTGCAATTCTCCTCCGCCGTTGATGTGGAACCGCTCTGGCAGCGCATTGCCGATGGCACGCTACGCGCCGTCAGCATCGGCTACCGCGTGCATCGCTATGACCAACGCCCCGATCCGGCGAGCGGCGAGATGATCTACCGCGCCGTGGATTGGGAACCCTTCGAGATTTCAATCGTGCCCATCCCGGTTGATCGGGATGCGCAAGTGCGTGGCGCGGCGCCGCAGGGCGCGCCGTCCTTCGCCATTGAACCTGCCCTGGCTGATGAGGACCACTCCATGACCGAGACGACGCCGGAAACCCCGGCAGCCCCTTCGGCGCCGCAAGCCGCGTCGCCTGTCACTGTGCCGCAGGTGGAAGCACCGCCACCCACGCCGGTAGTGGATATGGAAGCCTTGCGCGCGGAGGCACAACGCGCCGAGCGCGAGCGTATCGCTACCATTGATAGCGCGATCGAGGCTGCACGCAGCGTGATTGCACCGGACATTGCCGCCCCGATCCGGCGTGAGGCGGTTGAGCGTGGCTGGAACGCCGAGCAAGCGCAGCGCGCCATGTTCGAAGCACTGCTGCGCCATGCCGCGCCGCCCTCTGTCCCCGCGCGACCGGAAACCGGACCTGGGCATGACGCGCCATCCGCCATTCTGGACGCCATGGCGGAAGCACTCGCCGCGCGTTCCATGCCCGGCTATCAGCCGCAAGGCGCGGGGCGCCACATTGAATTCATGGGCTGGCGGCCTTCCGACATGATCGGCGAATTGCTCCGTCTGCGCGGCGAGCGCCAGGTGCCGCGCAACCCGGCACTGCTGGCTGAACGCGCCTTTCACACCACGTCTGACTTTCCGCTGCTGCTCTCGGCGGCGGCGAACAAGATGCTGCTCGCGGCCTATCAGCCGGCCGCGCCGAGTTACCGCCAGATCTTCCTCCGGCGTGACTTCCGCGATTTCAAACCGCACCGGCATCTCCGCGTGGGGGATTTCCCAACCCTGGCGCCGTTGATGGAGAATGGCGAGATCCAGGCCGGCACCATGTCGGAAAGCCAGGAAATCGTCCTGCTGCAAACCTTCGCGCGGCGTATTCGTGTCACGCGCCCGATGCTGGTGAATGATGACCTTGGCGCCTTCACGGATTTCGCCGCAGCGATTGGGCGTCGCGTGGCAGATTTCGAGAACGCCACCGCCTATGGCTTGCTGAACCTCGCCAATGGAGATGGCCCGACGCTTGCCACCGGCAACGCGGCCGTATTCGGCACAGCGGCGGCGCGCGCCAATAAGGCGGCCGCGGGCACGGCGCTGGATATCGTGAACCTGGCAGCCGGCCGAGCGGCAATCATGCGGCAAAAGACGCTGGATGGTCTGCCGATTGCGGTG